GCCAGTGCCAGTTGTTGTCGTGGTCTCTTTGACCCGATCCTTGACGACCAGCGCCATAGCTTACTCCTTAGTCGAGCGTAATATCGAGATCCCCAGAAGGCACGCGGAATACATCACCTGTCTCAATGGCTTTGGATGCAGTCAGTGCTGCGTAAGCCATCAGATTACCGCTAGTGGATGCGTCAAAAATGCCGACATGGGTGATTGTTCCCCAAGAACCCGTTGCAGTATCAAATTCAACTGCCGCACTGTTTGATGCGGTGTTGCCAGATACCGTGAACGCTACGCTCTTGCGGGCATAGCCGCTACCGGAGATTTCAGTACCAGAGCCATCTTCAGCGGGATTGCTGGTGAACAAGCCAAGGTAAATCGTCCCCGGAGCAGAATAAGCGGTTGCGCCAAATACATGGCCCAGAACTTTGGTTTCAAGATAATTAGAAAATGACATTAGCCAAGTCCTCGTACTTTAAGTGTTAGGCCGGAGCCAGAGTAACGCGCCTTCTCAGACGCTTCGTTAAGTCTGGCTACTGCGGCGGAATACATTTGCGCCCAGACAGCCACACGCGCATCTTCTTGCAAATACGGTGCGCTGTGCAAGAGAGAGCCGTACAGGTACGCATCTGGCGCATCTTCGAGCAGCCAGTTCGTAGAGTTCGTTGCCAGATCCGGGATCTTGGCTAGATAGAGCAATTCGAGATCGGTGTCATCAGCCGGTGTCGGATACAGTTCAAACTGACTGTCTGCATGGCAGTAGTACCGTGGAATGCCGGTCTGATCTTCGTATCCTGCGCGCCTATCCTGCATGGCAGCGCGCGAGATCAGATCGATAGGCGAAGTTCCATTGCCGGTGACATGGAATCGGATCGTTTCCACCCAATCAGCCGGAATCTGCATGTACTGGTCGCCAGCAGACTGCTGCCCGCTTGACCGGGTTTCCATTTCCCAATGGCGAATGTCCCGGTTCATCTGCGCTTCAGCTAATTGGATGAAAACCGGAATTACAGACGTTAAATCGTCGCGGTTCAGGAAGTCCGCGATGGTGGTCTGCAAATTGATGTAGTTTGTGATTGCCATGTCAGAAGCTCAATAATCCTTTTGCGTATTGCTTACCAAGATCTTTAATCTGATCTTCTGTAAGGCTAAAGTCATCCGACTTTTCCCTCATTGCATTCCAGTAATTGTACGCTACTTCATTGTTTTTAATGTCTCTTGCAGCATCATTGATGTAATCCATAATGCCAAATCCAGGAGCGCCTTTGCCCATTAGTGGCATAAGGGCAGATGCATTCTCATAAATCCTGCCGACGAGTCGAGTGCCAAGATCTGATTCGTCAGGGTTCATTTGTTTATACAGAAGCGCAGTAGCAAATGCTTGTGCTCTGTCATATTCAGAATCTCTCATGGAGTCATAACTTTTGGCGCCTACCTCACCAACAAGATCAGACTTCATCTTTTTTTGGGCGTCCCAGTATGGTTTGTCGTACCACTCTGCGATCTTGTCAAGGATTCCTGCCATTACGCAATTCCTCGGAGGTTTCTCCGTATCGGCTCGCCCCAGTTGGTTTGAGCAGGCCTGTAACCTACAGCTAAGTAACGGAATGCATCAGATCCATGAGATGCCCAGTCATGAGCAGGTTTTGATCTCCATACCTTCCCGTTATCGTCATATTCTCGATGGTACTGCCTGAGAGCGTCGATGCCTCTGTCGCATCTCTCTGCATCAAACCAGCAGTTCTTCAACATAGATCTAACTGCTTGAATACCATCGTCTACCATCAATTGTGGCGCAATTGTAACCGGTCGCACACCCAGACTTTCCAAAGTCTCTAGTCTTGACTTTCCAGTGCCAAGTTCTTTGACCCTAACGTCATGCGGCAGGATGTGCTCGCCGTAGACATAGCCTTTGTCCTGTAAGACGCGAGCGTAATGCTCCAGGCCAACGCCTGACGATTCGTAATAGTCAATGATTCTGACTTCTGGACCATTAAACTGAGCAAACCAGATCGCCGTTGAATCACCTACACCTAAGTCCCATGCGGTTACAACAGGGATTCCTGTCTCATAGTTGACAATACCAAGACGGTCCTGATCCTTGGCCTCCCGCATTTCTGTGGCGTAGTAAGCGCCTTCAGCGTGGACGAGGAAGTCGCCTTCCCAGACGTGATCGTAGATGTCCGGGCGTTTGGCTTTATCAGCCAGGCGTTCTTGTTCTAGGACGTCAGGAAACCAAGGGTTATCTGTCCAGTTCATCTGGACAATCTTGGCATTGTCTGGTGGATCCAGACGGAATCTTTTGTGTGTTGCTGACTCTTTAGACTCAGGGTTCCATGTCACCCAGATCTCAGAGTTATGCTCACGAACAGTAGGGATAAGCTTTCTCCAGGCTGTTTCTGAGACCGTCTCAGCCTCGTCAATCCAAGCCAGGATTAGCTTAGCCTTAGACTTCAGTGAGTCTAGAGACCTTCTGAGACCAGCAAAGACGTAGCTGATCCGACCGTCCTTGCTCTTGATGTATTTCTCGCCAAGCTCGTAGTAGTCCTCTAGCCAAGGGACTGATCTGATGGCTGCCTTGACTTCTTCCAGTGAGGAATCGTCCAAAGAGTTCATAAACTCACGTCCACAGAGGATCTGGCCTGTATTTCCTGCCATCCCCCATCTGTAGCCGTTAACGGCAGTCATGAGAGCAAAGGTTCTTGTCTTGGCTGAACCTCGGCCTCCGTGCGCTCCTCTATAACGAGCTTCTCCCTGAAAGACAGGGATGAGTTTACCGGGAACTTGGAGTTGGACTTTTTGGCTCATTCTTCTTCCCGAAGATCTTGTCCCAGTTGTCTTCAAACTGTTTCCGATCTTGGATAGGTCTTGGCTTACTTCCTTTTCCAGCCACCTTTCTTCCCCTTACCCTTTTTCTTACATGCCATTGCTTTGCTCCGGAGCGACTAGCTCGATAACGGTTGGCTTCATGGATCCGTCACTAGACGTGTGATCCAGCTCTTGGCGTTCGCTGTAGTTATGCTTGCTCAGGATTACCTTTGTGATTGCACTATTGAAGTCGCCAGTAAGTCCTTTGCTGATAAGTGTTTTAGCCTGTTTTGCTAATACAGCTTCTACGATGTCACTAAAATCTTGTTTATCATCATCGTGTAACCATTCGTAGATGGTCTTCCGATGAATACCCACATAAATAGCAAGGCCTTCGATCGTCGGCAAGACCTCGTCTTCTCCTGCTACTTTGTGATTGGCCTCATACTCTTTGGCCTTAGCAAGGAGTTCCGGAGTGTACTTGGAGGGACGACCTACTGGATTCGGTGTTGTCTGTTCCATAGCTCTCGTTCCGAAATGTCTTCGCGCACGATTGCGCAAAATACTTTTGGCGTGATCTCAACTGTCCATTCCAGATCCCAGTTTGGGTCAAACAGGTCTGAAATGTTGTGCAGTGGAATAACCACTCGCCAATACTTTCGATCTAAACGATACCACAACGCCGGGGATTTAACATCTCCTGCTTGTCTTACTGCTTGTTCCCACCACGATTTGATGTTGGGGGTTTTAGCTCGCTTAACCTCGATGGCCCAACCTTCAACGCCCAAAATATCAGAACCGCCATCTCGCCATTGGTCAAGGTTCCGGGTGGTTTCAAGTCCGAGCTCTTCTCTAAGTAGGTGGACAACTTCGAGTTCACCAGACTTCCCTTTTTGGCGTGAGTTAATAGGCATTATTTTACCTTAGTTTGTCCTGTGAAAGTGCGTATGTTTTAACCCCATTGATGTCAATTAGGCTAGCGTGTAATTCATCCCGGGTAGCAAAGCCTCTGTAGACATATTTTGGGAAGGTACCCGTCATCAAAACATAAATAGATGCATGCGAGTTACTGCCAAAGCGGCAAAGGAGACGACCATGCTCGATATTAGTATATTTGACATCGATTTTATTACCATTATGGCTTATGCAATCATACGTACCAGGCTTATCATTAAAATCAGGATAAACATTAAGTAGCTTACAGAAAGCCATTTCAGCCCCAAATGCATGCAGGTCCATCTCGTATGGATCTTGCTTGCTGATTTGGCGGTCTGATCCAGGAGAGTTACCGGCTCGTCTAGCCATCGCTGCCATCGAGCAGATCGCCTTCTCCATGTCGTTCAATATAATTGTCTGGTTCTTCTTCATATTTTGTGCGGTCCACGTATCCATTTTTATGAATATCTTTTAACATTTCAATCTTTATATTAACTATTTCTAATAAATACTCTTGCGTTCCAAATTCTTCCTCCCAAGCTCTCATGCCCATCTTGTGGATGCCGTCATGCCCAGTGTGATGGTCCATGCAAAGAGGTATGGTCTTGTCGTCACCTGCCTTCTGACTTAGACCTCTGTACTTGCTGCCAATCAGATGGTGAATCTGAGGTGGCTGACCACAGATGATGCAGCCCATTTCAGACAGCAGGTCAAAGCGCTCTCTACGCTCTTTTGGAGTCATAGCCTGTAGCCTTACAACCTTTTGCATTTTCGTGGCCTCTCTGTGTGTCTTAAGCGCCGTAGGCAGCCTTCTCTTGGCGTGCTGATGCCATCCTAGTGCGCCAGACGTCAAGTCTGTACCTTGCAGCCTCCAATTCCCAACGCAAAGTCTCCTCTTCCAGGGTCGCCAGATGTAACCCGTCCAGGAGTTCTGCGTAGGCAGGATCCGCTAAAGCTTCGCGTTCTTGAGCAGCAGCAGTGTGGAAGCCAGCCTTCTCAGCTTCCTTCATCAGCATGGCTTGCTTTGACTTGCGGAAGTGTTCCAGCCGGACACGGTCCGCCTTAGCAGCAGCAAAACGCTTAGCCTTCTGCCGCATTTCTTCAATAAATTGTTCTGGTCCTTGATTCATTTTGATGGTCCCCATGGTTCTGTTGGAATAATTAGGTTGCGCTTATATTCTTTTCCTGCAACCAATTTTCCATTTTCATGAATACTAATTACTGAGACGTCTCCAAATACCTTTCTCATTTCGTCTACAGCTTTTGCTAATTCAGGCCAACGATCTCGATTGTTCTCCTTGCTCACATGATTACCACGCTAGGTCTGACGATCGCTTCTGGTGGTGGGTATGGCATGGCTCCACGTCCATACTCTGGAATCCACTGCTGAGATTTGGAGTCAAACCAAAACTGGAAGAGACCTTCCCATTCACCATGACGTTGTTTGGCAACGCGAATAAAGCAGTCTGGGTCGGTTTGGTCATATTCAGCCATATTGCGGATGGCCTGTTCCTTCAAACCATTACGGTAAATCAGCAAAATGTTGTCAGCAAGATCGCTGATCTCACCTGCACCTTTGATGTCGTATTTGGTTGGGTGCATCTTCTCGTCAGACTGCTTTCGGATGTGATGAACCAGGTGGATGTGGATCTTGTGTTCCTTGGCAGCCCAAGCAAGTTGGTCCACAAACCGTTTCTGCGGTTCGTTGTGTTCTGAATCTACACCGCACTTCACAAGGCTGTCGATCATCACGTGGTCGATGCCAAGCTCCTCTGATGCCCAGTGAATGATGGCCAGGATGTTCTCAGCCTTGACGCTGCCAATCTGGTCGTAAATCCAGATCTTGTCGCTCGTGTAGTCCATGATCTCGTCAGCGGATGCTCTGCCAGGTAGTGCAGTTCCACAGGCCTGACGAAGCATGCGAGCAACCGTGGCAGCACCCGGCATTTCCATTGACGCAATCAAAACCTTCTTGTTTTCGGCAGCTAACCACAAAGCACTTTGGCCCATGACAAGGGATTTGCCCTGCCCATTGGGTCCAGCCCAGATCGTGAGTTCACTGTGACGGAACCGAAACTTGTCGCCTGTCTTGGACCATGGCATCTGGTCACCAAACACGGCAACGCCTTTTTCCAGGCGTTCCATTGCGTCGTCGTAGAAGTCTCTTGCAGGACGGATCGACTGCGACTGCTGCCTCGCCATGAAACGAAGCAGGTCAATGTCTTCGATGATGTTCATATTGCTATTTCTTTGTTGATGGTCAGTTTTTTGGTTGTACCCTCGTCTTCCCAGCGCATGCCGTTAAGCCATGACGACGGAAGCGGGACAAACTTCTTGTCACGTGAGGCAAGGTCAGGTAGTTGTTGTTTCAAACCCTGAAGCGCTTTTTCTTGATCGGCCTTCTTCAACCTCTTCCAAGCAGTCAGCGCCTTTTTCTTGTCATCACGTCGTGGATACATGCTCCAAAATTTGTCAAATTCAGTATCCACCTCGCTCAATAACGAGCTAGATAAATCTATTCTCTTCTCTTCTCTTATTCCGGACTTTGTCCGTGCACTGTCCGGATTTTGTACGGATCTTGTACGGACAATGTTAGTCTTTCTTATCACCTTTTCGATGTAACTATCTGTTCTTGTTGCCATTTTCATGCAAGTGATAACACCTGCATTTGTCATCTCGAACAGGCTTAAATGTACCATAAAGCGCATCATTTCCTCAACGCGCTCGGCGTGTATGCCTGTCTCGTTCGAGATCAATTCTGCGTCTTGTTCGAGCTCGAAAGTGAGGTTATGGGACTCCACTGTTCCAGCAATGCACTCCAGCAAAAAGAAGTAAAGACCATACCCTTCCATGCCATATTTGAGGCGAACTTTGTGCAGCTTAGCATCGTGTCTTGAGTCTGAGTCATGCTTAAACCACTTCATTGGCGCCTCTCAGTCTCTTGTATGCCTCTAATTCGCGATCTAGATCTTTCTGGGACAGCTTTTCGCCGCGCTCGCGCTTGGCGTTAGCCATCTCAATAATCAGCTTCTCGTGGCTCTCCTGAGCCTTTGCTTCAGCCTCGCGTTTCTTCTCAGCTCTCGCAAACGCAAACGGGTTAAAGCTTTCTTCTCCGCCTTCAGGGAATAGATCGGCCAGAGTAAGGCCCACAGCGTGTACAACGTCAGTAGCGCCACAACCAGCAAAACACTTAACAAGAATCCTTCCATCGTG